GAGTGCTTGTCGCACTCGTGGGCCTCGGTACTGCTTCAGTAAAATACTGAAGCAACCCAGGGTTACCTTCGGCCAAGACCCGGTCCACTCGTGCGGAAGCGCGGTGGATGCGTGCCTCATACCTATGGAGATCCTTGTTCCAGCGCCTTTTCAGGTGACTGTTATTAGGGATATCATAAGTATTCCAGCCGAAGTCTCCAGAGTCTGGCTGCACTTCTGGTAGGAAATATTTCCCAACAGAAGCGACTGTCCTACGGACGTAAGCTGCCGTACGCAACAACCCGTGTGAGAACAGGTTATTGTGCACGTCTACGCTTGACGTCACAGACCCAGGAGCGGACTTACGAGGGAACTCGTTCACGTTCACGGTCACCACAGAGGTGCCCGCAAACGCGTCCTCGCCGCAGGACTCACGGAACCTACCGGTACCGAAAGTCTTGTCGACATTAACCTTGAGGCCGAAAGCTTCAAGGGTGTTCCCCAAGAGTCCCAACGAGTTTGCGGGGACGATAATATCGTCACCGAAAACTCTAACCTGTCCACGCAACTTGCCAATAGTTCGTCGACTCGCAGTCTCTCCCCTGGTGTGCAGTGCACACCCGAGAGCGATCGCGAGGAACACGAGCGATTGGACAGGAAACGTGAGCGCAGAACCCATAGTGGAAAACTTCCGAATACGTAAGTACTTCGGGAGATGTTTATCTATGTCCTGATAAACCCATCGGGTCCTCACCGCCTTAAAGGCGTTGATGGTCGAAGGGGTTGAGCGGAATATCCGCTCAACCAGGAAGCAAGATATACGATCGGAGGCCGAGGACAAGTCCACGGTCGCCAAATTTCCATTACGGGAGGCCGCACGCACCATTCGCTGGCTGAGGTCTTGTCGACGAAAGTTGACAAAAGCCCCAGCAAGCGTCTGGCTGGTGCGCGACATCAAATAGTCTCGCATTATTTGCTGACACCATTGATGACTGACAGGCTCGGAGGCAATAAGCCTAGGAGCCTTCAGTGTCTTTGGGACAACTAGTAAGCGGGCCGGGGCTTCAGACTCGAAAGTCTGGAGATCCCGTGATGTCCCACCATGGTCGCCTAGAGCACTATGCGCGTGAACGCCATAATCCTCGTAGGGGAAGATGGTAGCCAACTTTTCCGGCCAATTAGGGAAGTCGTATTTATAACCTCCCTTCTGGTCAGAAACTGCGCCAGGTCCATGCCGAGCTCGCCAGCAGGACGGGTCAAACCGTCCTATATCACTGATGAGAATGTCTGCGACTAATTGAATAGTCTCAGCCAACTCGTAGGTGACACTGGCTTGGCCTGCCAATTCGTCTCCGAAGAGGTCGAATTGGCTTGATTGTGATGGTACGAAATCTCGCAGCGCGAGAGCTCGATAATCATCAAAATCAGCAGCAGGATCTTCCCAACTTGTCGTCGGGAGCCTGACCGCGGCATCCACCTTGAAGAATTCATCGGTTTGTTTCCAAACTGAAGAATCAGAGCACGCTAATTTCAGACGTCGGACAACTCCTAAGAGTTGCCTAATCCAAAATATAGCGCGAACATCAGGGCTGGATCTCAGCACACCAACTTGATCGAAGACTCGAAGCATCAGTCCCTTGAAAAGACGAGGGATTGGGCTCCCATGTTTGTATCTCCCAAAATGGGTCATACTAGTATGGGTGAGGAGTCCACTATCGAGGCACTTGTCAAAGTGCTTACGATAGTCGGGCATGGTAATCAATGCAAATTGAACACCATGCGTGTCGATCGCAGAGCTTATACGCTTGTAATCACGTATCAGCTCACGCTGGAGCGTTGGGTACTCTACCGCGATGTCGTCAAACATCGCAGCGTAAAGTCCTGACACAAACTCGCCTAAGCTCTTCAGATCCATGATCTCTCTCCAGAGGTTGTGGATTCTTAGGGCTAGGCAGTTCCCTGAACTAGGCGAAGAGTCTTACGACTCCCAGCCCAGGAGCTTCGGGGCGATGTTGCCGGCCTTGACCATGTAAAACGACATGGCTTCAGACAGGTCAACAATGTCGGCGGCGACGCCATTCGGATCAGTCCGAATGGTGTGCGTCACCTCCGTCAACGAACCAAGAGGGACAGCGGCAGTCGGTTTCACTTGCCTCGAGAACGTCACGGTGTGACGATCAAAGGGTTGCGAACCCAACTTCACGTTGTCTCGGGTGTGTCGCACTTTCGCGCGATACGTCACGAGCCCGTCGTCGAGAAAATACTCGGCGGCGTAACCGTCTTGGCTGATGAGCGGGAGGGTCTTTGCAGTCCCACCCGCACCATCAAGCGTAATCACCAGGGAAGTACCCAGCATGAGTAGTGCCTTTCTTGAGTTGTTGGATGTCAGCGCTTAAAGCGCTGAACAAACAACGCCCCAAGAACGGACAGTCTCCCAGAATCCATAAACGGAATCTGGGCAGCGAGAGTACCGCTACTAACGACGCGATTCTTGCCCGTTAGTAGACCGTAACCTCCATGGTCAATCAATTCCGTAGGTTTTGATTGAACAGAATGCTGAACGACCGTGTTTCGTTCTGTCATGACGCAAGTCTCGACAGCCGAAGCAGGAATCGTACCGGAGTTCTGGGTTAACCAGTCCCCCGTGTTAGAGAACCAATCTACCATCCAGGACCATGGGAGAAGATCCCATGCGCCCTTAACGAGACCTTCGGGAGTAAGACCCCCGGCGACTCGTTGAGCTAGTTTGATTTTCTCAGCATCACTCGGATTGTACTTCAGGCCTGGAGGGTTGTTAGGTTTCCACTTAACAGACCCCCAGCCTTTAGCCGAAGTTCCGGTACTTATCGTACCGTGAACGGAGACCATATTCGACTCGAGCGACCCGTAGGTCGCCGAGACGTTATGGTCACGACCGAGTTGGATTTTACGACTCAATCCACCTGAGCTATACAACCGATCGAGTTCCTTAACTCTTGAGTTAATGTACTCCTGGGTGTGTAGCAGGCTGCGAACATCTTTGATGAGAGGTATCCAACCGAATTTAGCACCGAGGAACTGATTCGCCTGCTCTCGCGGGCTTAGCAGACTCCTAGGTGTTCGGATGAGTTTCCCCACATCTTTGAGCATTCGCGGGATTTCATACAAATCCTGGACGATGGTCAGGGGAGTAACGTTAGGTCTAGAGGGATTAGTTCTAGACCTGATAGTTGCTACCGCCCCTGAGCCACCAAAGGTATTTGTAGTGAGATGGCCGATTGATCCTACGTACTGGTAAGCATACCAGTAATTATTCCACTCAACTTGTTCGAGTGGGTTCGTAGGATTACGACGAATATACGAGAAACCTTTGTAGTGTCTTTTATCTGTTCTTGTCAGATCAAAGTCACTGGCGATGACAGGTCGACCAATACTGTCCCGGACTGTCGAAGACAGGCCGAGACTGGCGATCTGGACCTTGTCCACGTTGACGCCTAACCAGATACCCTTACGGGTTCCGGCGTCGGCAACTTGAACACGGTCCCGCCTTCTCGCTATTCTAGCCATCGAGTGGTACTCAGATAGGGTGCATGATGCAAGCGGTTAAGCTCGGAAGGCCCACTAGGGCCT